AAATAAATGAATAGGAATTTCTCTATACTCTGGGATACATCCCAGAGTATTCGATTGATTTAATCGATAATTCTATTTATGCTTTGCATAAATGAATAGGAATTTCCACATGGATAATGTTTTGTGAATTAAAATTGACAAACAAAGTTAGATGTAAGGATAAGGTAGATCAGATAATGACTTTTGAAAAACAATTCTGTACTCGCTGTACTAATGCCCACTTCTGCATAAAAATTGGGAAAAAATGGTATTGCCAAGCCTGCTTTGAGGAGGTAGTAAACGATCCCGAAACTTCAAAACAAATGGAACAAATCATGATCCAATGTGGAATAGAGGACCTGGAATGATCATAGCTTGTTCAATATGCCAAAAGATTTTCCATAAAGTAAAGGACCTACAACTGCATAAGACCAAGAACCATTGGAGAAGACATATCGAAGAGGTTAGCAACAAATCATATTATTACCATGCCTCTAATCTTTAAGGTCCAGGTCCAAAGGAAAGGACATGCAACTTGTTCAAAGTGTGGTAAATTTATCTCAAATAGAGCTGCAAGAAATTATAGATTTTGTCCACACAAAAACTGTGGGGAACGACTTTGAAATATTGTTGCAACTTCTGTAGGCGAACTTTTCACTGGGAAGCTTACATCATAAAACATCTGATAACAAGACACAAAATAAACCTCTATCATAAAAAATTGGAATTTCCCATTCCACCACCTCATTTTATTTAATTTAAATTAATACAGATTGCAAAACTGTCAAGAGTGCAATTATTGATCCGATAATTGCAGCTATCTTAATTTTACTTATTGGTAAAGTCATTTTAATTTTTTAACTTCTTCTTTTGTATATGTTTTGTATTTTCCTTTTGCATCAGCAAAAACAGTTGTTAAGAATTCATTAGTAATAATAGTACCATCTTTTAAAATAATATGTGCTTTCATTATGCATCCATCTCTATACCTATAATATTAATTTGTACTGATGCGAGCGATAGTAGTACGTTAATATAATTTCCCGCTGGAACTTCAAAATACACTTTGCGTGGTTTTTGGGTATCGTCTCTTTGATTGTTATAACCTGTATAATATCCGAGATAAGAGATTGTTGCACCCGTTGCACTATTTGATGTAGGACCTGAGTAAACTGTAAAATTCCCGTTATTGATTACCTGTGGATCCACAGTCAATTCAACTATGCAACATTTTTTTCCCACTGGAACCTGGTAGTAAGTATTAGTTTGCTGGTTAACCATAACATAAGGCAGACCCGTCGCACCTGTTAACCTACACATACCAACTAGTTTAGTAGCTGTATCACCTACAGCTTTAACTTCAGTACCAACAATAACTGGATTTGCCATTACATTAAAGCCTCGATTGGAAATTCTGTGCCGCCGTTAAACTGAATTGAGGTTCCTGTTACTATACTATTTCTACCTTGTAATGCGCCACCTTCGCCAACCTGACTGTCATGCCGATGTACTGACACGCCGGTTTGTCCTGATGATCCCCCTGAGAAGGGCAAAATTATAAAGCTCCCAAATATTTTGATCTTGGCATAGCTGCCATCTGGCCCGTAATGATTGTAGGTCCAGCAGCTCCAGAATCAACAGTGCAACTAACTATGTTCATATTTGAAAATGATCTGAAATTAGATGCTGGTAAATTAATCATAGGTCCTATAGATGAGTTAAGTCTATAGCTTCCAGCGTTTGTTCCATCTTGGTTTTCAATTTGCAAACTAATAGCAACTGCATTAAATTCGGTAGGGAATGTAACAGTTCTCAAAACGCCTGGAGCTGATGCAGGAACCACAATAAAAATTGGAAACGATTCTAGCTCGGTTGATGCTGGCTTAGTTAAAATCTCAAAGCCTTGTATTACAGTCGCCATGATTGAAAACCTCTAAAACATGTTTGCGTATTTTACAATAAATTGATATGCTTGCAATCCACCACCGAGTATAGTTTGACCACTTGAATAACTTAATTGTTTTCCACCACTGCCGCCAGTAACTGAAAAGTTGATTGGTCCTGGTACGGTACGACCGGCTGATCCTGGGTTAGAGTTAGCACTAAAGAATGTAGGACCTGCTTCTAAATTATTAACGAAAAGTCTAGTTTGAAATTGTACTGTTGTCAAGGGTTGGATCGCGTTGACATAATCCACAATTGAATTATCCTTATTGAGTTGTTGCACGCCTAAGCCAGTGACATCATCTGTAGCCAGTAAAAATGTATTAATTGCTAAGGGTGCTATTCTTGTATATTGTCTCATTATAGGTACAGCCATCTATAGTACCTCCATTGCAGGGGCTACATTAGCGTTTCCCCCTGGTCTTGATAACATAGATAAAGCCATAGATCCAATAATTCCCTCAATTCCTCCCATTACATAAGCACCAGCTGGTGCTGCATATCTACCGATTGAAGAATTAGGTGCTATTGCTGAAATAACAGCTGTGGCAATGGCTGCCCCGCCAACACCCAATGCTACTTTTTTCAAAGTGCCTGAGCTTGCAATAGATTTTAATTTCAACGTACTACTAGACTTCTTCTTAGCTTTATTAGTTTTTCGTCTAGTCTTAATTTTAGTATAAGCTTTCCTGGCTGTTTTTCGTACCCCGCCTTTTCTAGTTGATTTTTTACGTTTAGGTTTATTTCTTAAAGCTTTCATTTTTCTACCCCACGCTTTAGCTTCTTTACTTCCTTTTTTCATTCTATCCGAACCTCGTAGCTCTTCCAGCAGCTCTACTTGTTATACCAGAACTTGTTATGGTTGCAGGACCTGTTGACGTTGTTGTTTGTGTGAATCCGCCACTTTCATCACCTGTACTTGTGGCTGTTACTGCTGTTTCTGGTGTAACACCTGGCTGATCTGATGCAGTATTAACTGCGGGATTACTTCTTGTAGTATTCGATGCAGTTGATGATTGTTCTTGTAAGATTGTTGTAACTGAATCACCACCATAAAATAATGACTTTAATGCAAATAATGGATCTAGTAATCTAGTAGATCCCGCACCTATACCCGACAAAAATGTATTAATTCCCCCCCCTATAGAACCAAGACCTGAACCGAAAGCACCGAAAGTTTGACCTAATGCACCAGCAGACTCGGATGCATGACCTGGCTTAGTTAAGACATTAGCTAGAAAGGCAATTCCAAGACCTACCGCAGCAAGGGGTATTATTTTAGAAAGTACACTTGTAATTACCATTCATTAAATTAATCTTAGTTATACAAAAACCTTTCACCTTTACAGGTTGGACAATCATGCAGCATAAACTTCTCAACACCGCTAGATCCTACATCGTTTGTAATTACCTGACCTGTAGGTATTTTTGTTAGTGTATCCTCGCAAGTCTTACAGGGTTGATTCCTCAATTGCTGGCGTGCCTCTTGTGTTGTTCCCTGGTTGCCTGGTGAATTTTTCCACAATTGATTTAATTGCATCTGGGTTGGACTTGATATAGTTCTCAATAAACCCAATTGCATTTTTGTTCTTTAAAAGTGGTCTTATTGAAGCGGGAAGCTGCGGTGCAATCTGTTCTATGATACTACTTATCGCACTAAAGGGATCATCTGCTTCATCAGGTGCGATTGATATGGACTTTTTAGCCTGGTTGATTCTACCTGTTAATCTCTTATTGGTTGATTCGAGATCGGCAATATACATATCATACTGTCTTTTAATTTTATTACTAATCGGTGCGTTTCGTGTGATATTCCTAGTAGTAACAACGGCACACAAGCCACCAAATACAATAGTAACCAAGACAATATAGGGTAAGAGCTCCTCAATCACCCTCTCTTTACTTTACATTTACTTAATATTTGCTTCTATAGGTCCCTACAGGTCCCTACAGGCACCCCCCACACCTTGTCTTTTACTTAGTGCCTGAGCCATTCCATTCCCGAGCGATTCAGTAAAAAAAATAAATGAATAGGAATTTCTCTATACTCTGGGATACATCCCAGAGTATTCGATTGATTTAATCGATAATTCTATTTATGCTTTGCATAAATGAATAGGAATTTCCACATGGATAATGTTTTGTGAA